ACTCCCAGAACTCCGCCCAGGTCATCGCTTCGATTTCGGCAATCGGGCGATGCAGTTGCCAGGCCAGCATCAGCTGGCGCTGGCGGACGGAGTTTCTTCGGAGTTTCCCTTGATGGTTTCCCCATCACTGAAAAAATGTTCCTGGATTTTTTCGGCCACGCGGAACACCACGCGGTAATCGGCCTGATTCAGCAGCGTGTCTTTATCCTCGACTTTGAACAGGCGGTTGCCGTGCTGATCTTTGGCTTTGAGGAAAAGCAGCGTCACCGCATAGTCAAAATTGGTGGCGTTTTTCTTGGTCAGGCGCTGAATCGTTCCCATCTCTGCCATTGTGACAGGCGAGACATGCACCTCCAGCGGCTGGTTATTCTCACCCCATTCAGGGACATGAATAACCAGCTTGGCCAGGCTGTTGTAGTGCTGAATAATGCGGTTGGTAATCGTCATGGGATACTCCTTATGCAACGGTTGATTCAGTGACTGCGCCGGTGCCGGTGAAGCTGAAGGAAGCCTCTACGATTCCGTCGAACGCGCCGCTGATGGATTTGCTGGTGATGATGGCGTCACCCGTGAAGTATTTATCGCCGGTGGTGTTGCCCTCGGGATAAAGGTTCAGCGTGACGGTGCTGCCGACGGCCATGCCGCCTTGCCCCTGGGTATCGGTTTCATCCCAAAAGGCTTCAATGCTTCCAGACCAGCTTTTGATGGTTGCCTGGTTTTTGCGCCATGAGGTGCCAATAATGGAGGCGTCCACCGTGTCACTGGTGATTTCCAGTGACCAGGATTTGACCTCCGCTACTTGATTGAGGCCGATATAAACCAGCCCCTCGCTTCCAGCGTGGGTTGCCATAGTTGTTCTCCTATTAGGTTAAATGAGGGTTTGCGGGGCGTTTTCCTTCACGGCGTATTTCACCGCGAACGTCAGGGTGACGACAGCCACCGGCTTGTCGCCGTCACCGGAAAGTTGGGTTTCTGTGGTATCCAGCACAGCATCCTTCACCAAGCCGCCGAGCGTTGGATCGGCAGCGATTACCTGTTCAACCGCCAGCGCCAGGCTATCGGTTTCTGCATCGACATTACCTTGCGCCTTCACATAGCCTTCCACCGTCAGGCTAAGTTGCCGCAGCTGTGTGCGTGGACGGGTAAGCGATTGCTCGTTCATCACTTCCTGATTGCTGTAAACCAGCAAGGCAGGAAGTCGAGCTTCATCGAGTGGATAGACACGGGAGGCATAAACACGGTTGCCTGCCGGTGTAGTGCCGGTGAGCAGTGTCACCACCGCCTGGCGGATTTGGGTGCGAGCGTGTGTCATACTGCCTCCAGCCTGATTTCTATCATGCCTTCATTGTCGGGCTTGATAACGGCGGCGCGGTATCGCTTGCCATCAATGATGAAACAATCATCCACATCCAGTTCTGGCACGTCGATTACTCGCACCGACAGAATGGGTGCCGAGGCGACAACTTCCACACTGTCACCTGGCACCAATTCTGAAAGCGCCTGAAGCATTCCTGAAATGATGCGGGAGGCTCCTCCATCTGGGATGAAGGTTACCTCCCGCCCGTCCAGTGCTTGCAGGATTGCCAAGTCCCGCTCTGTCATATCGTCAATGAACGGCATGGGTTTAGCCGTTGCAGACGTTAAGCAGCACGGGGATGGTCGCATCACCGGAAGCCGCACCCACTGCCGCCACACCGATGAGCGTGTTACCGCTTGCCGTCGTAGTGACGTTGCTGTTGGTGCTGTTCCAGTACACTTTAGCGCCCTGGGTGATTGCACCGCTTGCCTTGGCAAGGCTGAACACACCAGAGATTTTCACTGCGCCGGTTTGACCGTTCGCAATGTCGGCAATGGCAACACCGGCAATCGTGCCGATAATCACCAGAGCGCCGGAATCAATATCCGCTCCGGCGGTATAATCGAGGACACCGCCCTCGCGTACAAAGTTGGTAGCCATAAGATTTCTCCTTCAATGGTTAAGATTAAGCGCCTGGATTTTTGTAGAGAGTGCGGAACTCAAGCGGCGCAGCGGCGGCATCCATCCGCACCTTGTATTCTACGCCGTCCACCGTCCAGCCGTCCTGCTGGTCAAGGAATGGAGTGGATACGCCGTCGAGATAACCCACCTCGATAGTGTCAAACGCCGACGGGTCGGCAGCTAGATACCAGGCGGTGGTAGAAACTGCGTCCAGACGCGCATCCACCACGATTTCAAGCGCACCGCGAACAGGGTTCGGCACGCGGCTATTGGCCGAGGCCGGATCAGTTTCGGACGCCATCAGCACCCGCGCCGTATCTTCCAACGCCGCAGGAACCACCAGGAAGCGAGGGCGGATATTGAGTGTTGCCTTGCCATCCTTCTGGGTACGCATCGCCGTGCGTGCCGCACCAACGCTTGCCGCACTCAGTGCTGCACCGCTGGCCGCAAGGTTCTTGTGAGTGGAATGGAACAAGGCCACACCATCGGACAAGGTGGGGTTAGCCGTGAGGATGCTCCACACCAGATCACCCACAGTACGCGCCGCCGCACGCCCCATTTTGCGGGGAATGTCGGTAAATGCGTTCAGGTCATCGTTGATGATGGCCTGGCGGGTGATGGAAAACAGCTTGCCGTAGGTAGCCAGCTGAATCGTTTCATACCGCTCGCCAATCGTTCCGTGCTTGTATTCGCCGCCTTCGGGAATCTTCTCCAGGCTTTCAAATACGCCCATGCCCACGCGGGTATGCGGCTTGAAGTCGGAAAGATTGCCGCTGCGGGTGAAGCTGTCGAAGGTTTCTTCCGCTTCATCATAGCCGCGTAACATGGCTTTACGGGCGTTATTCTCCAGGATTTTCGGAAAATCACTGGTGGAATGGGTAAAGGCGCGACCAACCAGCTCACGCTTATCCATGCCCTGCACACGCACACCACGCACTTCCAAGGATTTGCGTGCAAGTTCCAGCAGCGTGTAGCCGCAAAGCTCTGTGCCTTTCTTGCTGTCCTTTTCGATACCGGCGCGAACCGCAACCGCATCTTCGGCGGCACGGGCGAATTTCTCCACCTCGGTTTCACCGACTTCCACACGCTGGCTTTCCGTCACTGGCGTGGTTCCTGCGGCAAGTGCCGCAAGCAACTGCTTGCGTGCTTCATCCACGGAAATGGCGGGGTTATCCAGGCACTGATCGCGAAGTTGTTCCTGGTCTTTGAAAGAAGTGAACAGTTCACGGATGTCGCCGCGACGTTTGCCTTCCAGTTCCAGCGCACGCTGTGCGCCTTTCTTTTCGGCTTCCCGCGTCAGTGCATCCGTATCGGCTGCCTGACTGCGCTCGGCCTGTTCGATAGCCTTGTCGGTCATAATGTTCTCCTTAAGTGGGGGTTGTGAATGGCTGCGGTTTTCCGCCTCCAGCTTCCTGCCAATGCCAACGGATGCGTCGGCGGGAATATCGACCAGCGAGATTTCCATCGGCGTCCAACTGGTAACGCGGTAGAGATCGGGGCTGTTTTCTGTTTCTTCGGTGAGTTTGCGTTCGTTAATGCGGTAGGCCACGGAGACATTCCGCAAAATACCCTCCCGCACGTCCTGCCATACGCCTTCCACCTCGGGGCGGCGGCTTAGGCGGATTTCCGCATAGCCTCGGCCTTTTTCTATCCAGGCGCGTTCCACCACGCCGATGCGGTTTTCCCGTTCGCTGCGGTCATGATTGTAAAGCACCGGAGCCGCGCTATTGAGGCGGCTCAAATCCGCTTCGCCGTCATCATGGCCAAGCACCTCTATCCACGGATCACCAAACAGCGATTGCCGTGTGACGGGTTCTTCCGAAGAAAAAGAAAGCCGCACGAGGCGGCTTGATTCATCCAGTATGGCGCTCTGCTGTATTTCAAGCGTTCGGGTCAGTATCTCCTGGGGGTTGCTCATCGCTATCCTCTTTCGTTGGGGTTATTGGCTCGGCTTTGGCTCCTGGGCTGGTGGTGAAGGAAAGACCCGCATCCTTATCTTCGGCGGCTTCCTTCTTGATCTGGTCAAACACCATTGCCGGATTGTGACCGCGTTCGCGGATGACCTGCGCCCGAGATTTGAAGCCTGCCTGCACCGCTTTTTCCTCAGCGGTGATTTCTTTCTGCGGGTCAATCCAGGGCATGGAGGGACCACGAAACTCGGCATTTTTGAGACTGATGCGGCGGTAATTGATGCCTTCGAGCTTCAGCTTGCCGCTCAAAACAGCCATATCGACGAAGCGTTCCCACATCGGGCGCACGCAGCGTTCAGTGAAATAATCACGCAGCACGGCATAATGGACGGATTGCTCCACCAATTCCTGACGCTGGGCGCTATAGGTGCCGTTGTAGTCTTTGGAAATGCTCGAAAAGCTGGTGGATGTTCCCGCCGCTACCGCACGCAGCTGCGAATTGCGGAACTGCTCCAGCATGGCGTTGGGGCGATTGCTTTCAATCATGCCCACGTCCTCGCCTGGAAGAAGGCTGTCGAAAATCATCCCTGGCCGCATTTCCATGGTGCGATTGCCGTTCTCATCTGTTCCGGTTTGACTAACCGGTGCATCCAGTGATTTGCGGATGAAGGCGCACATACTGGCCGCGACTTTGGCCGCCATGCGCTCGGAGAGTTCATAATCCTTAATATCTTCGAGCCGTGTCATCACGCTGGCGAAGATAGAAACGCCGCGTGTCTGGCGAATCCTGTCCACCGTTTTTAGGTGGATGATTTTATCGGCGGTATGGCGTTTCGTGCTGGCAAGCGAGGTCAGCGCATAGCTATCGCCTGGATGCTCCTTATGAAGATAGTAGGCTTTGGGGCGTCCCCAGCCGTTTTTCTCCACACCATGCACGATGCCTTTCTTGGCGTCCGTCAGGTCAAAGGGCAGAAAATCAGCTTCAATCAATTCCACCGAATACGGCACCAGCGTGCCGTGATCGAGGGCGCTGCTTGTGCCTTCGATATGCTTTACCAGCACTTCACCATCACGGAACCAGCACCGCGCCAACAGGCGAAGCATGTGATTCCAGTGTAGTTCCCAGGTCACTTCGGGAAAGCGCATCCATTCTTCCCAAAGCTCCACCAGTTGCTCGTTAATCGCTACCGCCAGTTCACCGGTTTCCAGTTTCACCTGCGGCTCAACGGCGATACCCCGCCCAATGACATTATTCACCAGGCAGTTCAGCACGCCGCGAGCAAGGTCATGGTTTTCATCCAGATACCGCGCTTGCAGGCGAAGGGATTCTCCGGCTTTGGCCAGCACCGCATCGCCGCTGCCTGCATCGGTTTTGATTTTCCGCAGGCGTGACGGTTGCGCCGCTTCATACGCACGGATGGCCTGCTTCGCGTAAATACGCCGCAGCCCCCAGGCGGGGAATGCACCGGCCAGAAACTTATCAAGGGTGGATATGGTCATTGGCTAAAATCCGCTAAAGCTGCCGGTTGGTTTGGTTTTTGAGATGAAAGCGCCATGACGCGGCGCTCCCAATACTGAATCTGTTCTCGTATCTCCCGCACATTGGCCAAGGTCAGGCTTCTGCCGTTCATGGAATAGCTCTGGCCTTTGGCCACGGCGAGGTCAGCGGCAATCCATGCACTGAGTGCCGCCTGCGCTTGTGTGAGGGTGATGCTCATTAGTTGAAGCTCCAATCTTGCACGCCAATCCAACCGCTTTCGCGGGTGGGCGTTTTCGGTTTGTCGTTAATCTGCATGGCCTGCCGTTCCAGATCGGCGGCCAGCGCCTTCAAATCAGGATTCAGGATGTAAAGGGCGGCCAGGCCATACACGCGGCAATCCAGTGCCTCGTTGCGACGCCCAGCCGGTTTCTCCCACACCCGTTTCGGGAAGCCCTTCACAAAGCGCGTGACCATCCGCTCCGCCGTAAGCTGGCGGAAATAATCCTCAGTGTAGTGGCTCGGGAAGTGGCAATATCCCGCGCCAGGCTCTGTGAGTTTAAGACGCGAATACACCGCTTCTTTGGCCGTATCCGTTCCAATCGGGAACAGCTTCACCTTCAACGCATTATTGCGACTCCACTTGCCGACAATCGGCTTGCCGGTTTGCGATGCGCCTTTGATGGCGAAGACTCGCTTCATCTGCCGCTTCTTCACGTAGCCATAAACGGCCTGGGTATGGTGACCGGCGGAATCCACGCAGGCGCATCCCACTTGCAGCGTCACGCCGGTGGGGTGACGGAAGCGTTGCTCCAGGACTTTATCCAAATCCTCCCAGACTTGTTTTTGCCCAGGGTCACCATGAATCACATGGTATTGCAGCGACCAGCTTTCTTCATCCACGCCCCAGCCGATGACTTCCGCTTCCAAGCGGTCGTCCTGTACGTCCACACCGGCGGTAATCGCCACCACGCCTTCGGGCAGTTGCTTGCCCCAGTTTTCCTTACGGGCGAGCAGGCTTTCATGATCGACGCCTTCGCCTTCTTCTTCCCAGGTTTCACCAAGCGAGGTGTTAATCCAGACTTTCAGCGTTTCAGGGAAGCGCTTGGCATCCAGAAACTTCGCTACCATTTCCGGCCAGGTCACCCACGGGCTGTAAAGCTCCGAGATGTGAAAGCCGATGATGGTGGTATGCGGCTCCTCCGCACGCCATTCCCCCTTGGCCAGCATCGCAGGCTTATCCGCATCGGTCAGAATAGAGCCGCAGGACTCGCACACATAATGCGCGGTTTCTGCTTTGCGCTCCTGCCACCGGATATTTGCCCATTTCAGCGTCTGATAGGTGTCGCAATGTGGGCAAGGCACGAAGTATTTGCGCCGATCACTGCGCTCATACCGTGAATCAATCTTGCTGAATCCTTTCACGGTGGGAGTGGAGGCCACCACCAGCAGGCGATTCCAGAAAGTAGTTGTGCGCTTTTCCGCAAGGCTTCCTGGGTCACCCTCCGTTCCCGCCGAAGCGGGATAGCGATCTTCTTCATCCAGCAGCACGATACGCACCGGACGGCTGGCCAACGATGAAGGGCTGTTTGCGCCTGCCATCGTAACATGACCGCCAGGGAACTTCTTATGCAGCAGCGTGTTGCCACTGTCGCGAGTGCGCGGATCGCCGAATAAGTCATGCAGCACATCCGTGTCGCGTATCATCGGCGAAAGCCGGTCTTTACTCCAGGCTTCGGCCATATCCAGCGATGGCTGAATAATCAGCATCGGCGCGGGGTCTTGGTGAGCGAAATACGCGACGATGTTGTTAATGATTTCCGTTTTGCCTACCTGCGCGGAGGTCTTGAACACAATCTCTCGCACGCCTGGTTCGTTTACCGCATCCATCATGCCCCGCTGATACGGGGCGCGGTCAGTGCGCCACCTTCCTGGTTCGGCGCTTGCCTCCGAGCTTAGTTTCCGGTGTCTGTCCGCCCACTGGCTCACCGTCAGCTTCGGCGGCGGTTTGAGTACCGTCAGGCACCTGCGTATCAGTCGGGATAAATCGTTCGGGTTCATACTGTGCCAGCTCGCTTAACGCCTCATGCACCTGGCTCGTCAGTACCTCCCGTATTTCATGGCTATCTTTGCATGGCGCAATCAGCTGGGTTGCTTTACTCGGCAACGCCAGCATCTTCGCCCTGAATGCGGCCAGCATTGCACACCAGATTTTTTCAATCGTATCCGCCGGAATCAGCGTGCCTTTCAGTGAGCCGACTTCCATTTCCGTTTTATCGGCCTTGGCTCTCAGAAAACGGGCGCGTTCCAACTGGCTATCAATGGTATGATGGCCAGTGTTCAGGCAGTTCTGGAGATACTTGATATATGCCTGTACGCACGGGATGAGGTCATACTTGCCGTGGCTTGGCTTAGGGATAATGCCGTCTTTCGCCAGTTGCTGAACGCGCCGCTCACTGACATTCAGCAGCCTGGCAATGGTGCCGACTTTGTAGAGAGGCTGTTCGCTCATGGGTTATCTCGTGATTATCCAGCCTGCGAAATCGCCGAAGCGAAACCATAGGCTGGCGTTTTCTCCTAACATTGTCGGATCAAGCGGACGCTGCACGCCGGACAAACTCAATTCCTTGGCAATAACACTGGCTGCATCCACACCTGCCGCGACTTTTCCGGCAAGCGTCAACCGCCAGAACACCGTTGCTTCATAGCCGCTGGAGGCTTCGCATTTATCGACGATGAGCAGCGCACCTCCTGGCTTGATACAGGCGCGTAAATCATCAATGAACGCTTTACGCCGTTCTACCGGCAGGAACATCAGCACCAGATAGCAGATCGCCAAGTCATACGGTTGGAAGCGGTAATCCAACGCATTGATTTGCAGCAGTTCGCCAGGCGCATCATAGAGGGCGCACATTTCGGCGCTCTCCTCGATGCCTATCAGATTGGCTTTGCGCTCCTTCAGCGTTTCAGTAATGGCGCGGCCTATGTTGCCGGTGGAAGCGCCGATGTCATACACCAGCCCGCCTTTGGGTATGTAATGGCGTGCGATGTGTGCGATTGCGCCGGTCACCAGATCGTACCAGGGCAGTTGCTCGCGGACATGACTATCGAAGCCCGAGGCCACCGCAGTGTTCTCGAACGTCCATTCTCTCGGTATTTGCATGGGTTTACTCGGGTAATTTATGCCACATATCGCCAGGCTCTACTTTCACCGAGCGGATGCTGTAGCGGTCATACATGCTGTGAGTGCGCGGGTTGCTTTCAATCGCCAGATAGCTGGCCTTGCCGTGCTTGGGCAGCACATGCTCCAGCAACATGCGCTCTTTGGCTTGCGCCGGTGCGAGGCCGTAGCGGTTGAAGTAGGATTCCTGCGGTTGCCAGCCGGTTTTTGCTTTGATGCTGGCAAGCGTGGCGCTGGCATGAAGCGCAGGCCGCGCCGTCATCAGAATCACATGGTGGGGTTTCACCAGTTCTACCAGCCAGCCCCTGTATCGCTCCGCCTCAATCTGCTTTTGGAAAGGCCGGAGTTTCTGATCGCTGTTCTCCACCAGCGTGAAGTTAAGGTCTAGCAAGATAATCACAGTAATATTCCCGTTCGCTCGGTGAACGCACGCTTGGCATCAATCACACGTCCCATCCGGCTGCCATCAGGATAGGGTAAGTCGAATTCAAACTCGAGTGCTGCGTTCAGTTTTTTGTAGTCGATGGGTTTGGGTTTCGCACAAATGGCTTCCACGTTGCCCTGACTCTCCGCCACCTGAACGACATGAAAGAACTCTTTGAACAGGCCATAGAATTCGTGCTGATTATGATACTTCTGCACCTTGGGCTGATGACTGATGTCACCCAGCGTAATGCCTGGCTCATATTCAAGCAGGAACAGCCGCCCACCGGCCTGCCGCTCATTCAGCGAATTATAGCCGCGCAGCTGCCGGATATTGATGTGGTTCACACTGGAAGCTACCGCGTAGAGCTTGGTGTGCGGTGAGCAGAGCGCCGCGCAGATGCAGGCAATATGCTTGCGGTCTTCCTCAAACGGAACGCTGTTCAGCACACTGGAGATGAAAATGGATGTGTAGGGAATCTTCCGATCACCCACATCCGCCAGGAACTCATCCACCACCCGCAGCGATTCTGCTTTGTCAATTTCTTCCGCCTCATTCACGCGGTACGGCTCGAACGGTGTCACCCGCACGCCGATGGAACGTAGAATGTCGGTTTCATGCAGATGACCTGCTCCGAAATCCAGGATGGACTTGCCGTGTTCGTGAATCCAGCGGTCACGGTTCTTTGGCTCCCGCACATCAAAATGTTTCGGCACAATGTCACCGGCTATCGCGAAGATGAAACCGCGCCCCAGTTCCGTGCGGATGCGGCGCAACCGGCGGAAGGAGTTGTAGCGCAGCAGGTCGCGGTAACGGTTGTGGATGTCAAAATCCATTGAGAGCAGGTTCAGCATGGCGTCAGCCAGCCGCGCTTCCGCTTCAGTGACGAACACCACCGACACGTCCTTTTTCTTTTCCTCCGCCAGCATTTGCAGGCGACCTATGCCGTTGACCACCTTCAAATCCTTAGTGGCCACAATCGGCATCACCACGCCTTTGAGATACAACGACTTGGAAATGTTGCGTGCGTATTCAATCCAGCGGCCTTTGTTGGCTTTCAGCAGTGGTGCAACCGGCATGGACTGCGCCCGAAGACATGGATAGAACTCCGGTGTATCGGGCTTTTTATCCGGCACGGCGGCAGCCAGCTCTTCCAGCTCCACTCGACTTAATGCCTCGGTGATATTCTCCGGCGTATCGCTTGGCTTCAAATCATTGGTGGCACGGTTGAAGGCCACGTTGACGCCTTTGCGCTCAGGCAACTCCATTGAACGGGTAAAAGATACCGGCACTTGGCGCACGCCCATGCGCGTTGCGACATGGTGGCGCTGGTGGCCGGAGATGATTTCCCCGTCAGGCGTTGCATATATCGGCAGCAGGAAGCCCAGTTTTTTCAAGGAAAGCTCGATCAGGTCAAGCCGCCGAGGATCTGCGGTGCGCGGGTTATAGGTGGATGGGTTCAGCGCCGTGATGTCCATGAGTTTCATAGGCCGAGCCTCCGCTTTAGCTCGGCGATGACGTTCTCTTTGTCAAAGCCGCAGTCCTGCTTCAGTTCCTCAATCCATTCCAGATATTGCTCGCGGGGGATGATAAAGTTGTATGCCCCAATCGTTGCCCTGGTATCGGCTTCTTCGATTGGCTTATCCTCACCGCTCTCGATGCCGTCACTCAAGCTGGCCGCTACATCCTGATGCAGCAACCGCAACTCGCTTTCATCAAACCCAAGCAAAGCACTGTCGAAATCCAGGTTTTCCAGTTCGCCGATTTCAAGCCCAAGCAGTTCGTTATCCCACTGCGCTTCCTCACCGGTGCGGTTATCGGCGATGCGATACGCTTTCACCTGCTCGGGTGTCATGCCTTCGGCCACATGCACCGGAACTTTCTTCAGCCCCAGTTTCTGCGCTGCCTGATAACGCACATGGCCAACGATGATGACCATTTCGGAATCCACCACGATAGGCTGGCGGAATCCGAACTCCTTAATAGAGGCCGCCACCTTATCGACGGCGGGTGCTGTTACCCTCGGATTGCGTGCGTAAGGCACGAGCTTTTCGATGTCGAACAACTCGACTTTCATAGGCTTCACTCCTGTTTGAAAAACGAAATACGAAACGAAATGGCTCGTTTCGTTTTATGGCTGGCGATGTCGCGGGCTGCCGCGTTACCCGTGGGCTACCCCCTCGGGAGTACCTTGCGTTTCGGTTTCGGCGCGAGCGTCATAACCACCTGTAATAGTTGGCAAAAGAGCATTGATTGCACCTGCCAGGCTGTTATCCATGATAGGATTAACAACCTGTAAACAAAGGAGAAAACTATGCAGGCACAACCAATCGACTCGAAAGAATACGCCGCTAAGATCGCGGCACTAAACGACCGCCTGCGTCAAACCTTCTGGGGAGGGAAGGTCATGACGACATGCGGTGTGAACGAACTACCCGATGATATTCAGGCACGTGTGTTCAAGGCCGTGTCCGAGTTCGATGATTTCGACTGGCGCAACGACCCACACGGGGAACACGACTTCGGCAAAGTGGAAGTCGATAACTACGAGTTCTTCTGGAAGGTGGATTATTACAACAACACGATGGATGCCGGTTCAGAAGACCCCGCTAATCCCGAGGTCACCACCCGCGTGCTTACCATCATGCTCACCCACGAATACTAATCATCTTGCTGTAGCAATGGCCTGGTCTAGCCGTTGCTTCAGTATGCGTGAAAATACCCGCCTGACCGTAGCCTCGGCCTGCTGCTTGAATCCAAACCGCTTTTTGACCCTGGCCGTCCGCATGAACACGTAAAGCAGATCCACCCGCCGTTTGCTCTTTCTCTGATACATCGCCGTTTTGCCCGTGCGTGTTTTACCGAAAAACACCCCAGGCTTGTTCCGCGCTTCCTTAGCCCCGCCAGATCGCCGCTGCGTAGCCGCACGTACGTTTGAGGACGGCGCGACTATCGAACTACCCCTATAGGGCGTTTTCGTCCCACCGGCCTCCAGTAGCCGCGC